TTGATAATCTGGCTTATGATTTTTCAGTAAACCGAGAATTTGCAACGGTACAGCAAGGCGACGTGGTGATTTATCTGACAGAAAAAGCAGAAGTCGGCTCAGCGGTTGAAGTGAATGGCGAGGTGTGGAGCATTATTGCCGTTCAGCCGATAAAACCTGCTAGTGTAGCAATGCTTTATCAATGCCAAGGGAGAAAACAATGAGTAGTTTTATTGCACAAATTCAGCAACAAATTGAGCAGATTGAGCAACGGAAAAACTTAGTCATTCGTAAAGTGGCGTTAGAGGCTTTTGCGAAAGTGCAAGCGAAATCGCCTGTTGATACAGGGGCGTTAAGGAGAAGTTGGACTGTTGCACCATTTTCCCTAAAGCAGAAATTTCCCATTTCTGCTTTTATTTTATAAAATTCCCATAAAAACAAATACTTACATAGTATTTGATAACTAATTACACACTAAAAACCACGTTTTCTACCCCCTGTTTTTTATAAAAAACAGTCATTTCCTGATCGATTTTGATCTGTTCTAAAATTAATTGCACACATTTGCACACATCAACTGCACACATCAACTGCACACATTTGCACACATTCACAATATCGGTGCGTGCTTGATACACAAGGGATAGATCGTGATGCACAATAAAAATCCGTCAGTTAAAAATGGGGATATTGTGCGAAAGGTAAGTACAAAGGGCGAATGGTTGTGGGTGTGGATTTGGGGGTAACAAAAAGCGACCGAAGTCGCTTGGGTTTAAACAATATTTATTTAAGAAATCGAGATTTATTTTATCTCTTCAAACCGTCTAAAATGTTCGGCTATTTTTGCTGAGTGACAATTTTGAAAAATTTCCGCAAATAAAACAATATCAGATAGCTTTGATTTTATTTTTTGATGAGCATCAGGAGTAATAAAATCTAAGATAAGAAAAGTATTCTCTTCTAATTCGTGTTTAGTATAAATGAGATAATTATCACTTTTACGATTTTGACCTGTTTTCTTTTTCCATCGTTCAAAATCTTCATTAGATACGGCTACGTGTACCTTTTTTACTAATGCTAACATCGCGCGCGGATTTTCTTCAAATGCTCCCCAGTTTCCAATAGTATCGGGACGAAAATGCCCCATTGACTGTTCTAATAACATTAAATCATTAATTAATTTGGCTAAACCATCGGTCATAATAACAAATGGACTAAGATAAATCTCAACCATTGTATTTTGTCACCAATTCATCTAAATCAGCCTGAGTAAAATTTGATTTACTTGGCACAATGGAATAATGATTTGTTTTTTCACGCATTTTTTCAGTAAATACACTGAATTTAAAAACTTCAGCCGTAAAATGTTTAAAGATAGTGCGTTCCGAAATATTATTTCTTAAAAATTCAATATATTTCTGACGAACCATTTGAGCTAATGAATTTAATCCTGTATCAATAAAAATAAGATCATTGATAACTTTTTCAGGTTTTGACATTGAACGAACCACATCATTTAATAGAGCGATAGTTTCATTCAATTGAGACAACACGGAAAAGAAATACCTTTCATCAACATTTTGGTGAACAAGAATTTGAGATGTTTGTTTGACCTGTTGCATTAGATTTTGCACATCATTTTGTTGTGTCGCTTGCGTGTCTTGACTAAAAAAAGATGTAAAAATGCCCATTGCAAGACTTACGCCCTTCAATGATTTTGCCTTTTCTGTAAATGATTTTTTCATAGCCACCTCGTTATTTCAGGCGGATCATAGTTTAACTTGCTGTATTCTGCAAGTAAAAACCCCGATTGTTCGGGGCTTTTCAACTGGGGCACAAACTGGGTACTGGGTCACTTATCCCAATATCGACTGCGTGCTTTCGCTTGGGCGTTGCGTTGTTGCTTTTCAAGCTCTCGTGCGACAAGGCGAGCAATCTCTTCAGCACTCTGCCCTGCGGTTGCATTGACGGTGATATTGACCGACTGATTAACAGGCGGTGGGGCTTGCCGTTGGATTTGCGTTGGGGCAATCAGCGGACGGTTATCCACTTTTACCACAGGCATAGGTTGTGCCAGTGCTACCGTAGAAGCTAAAGCAGCCATACCTGCAATACCGCCGTAATTTAAGCGGTTGAGATTCGCCACACCAATTCGGCTTGTGGCTTCTTTGGTCATAATGTACTCGCCGCCGTGATAAATCCCTTTTGGTTCAAACTTACCACCGTTACCAGCATAACCACCTGACCATTTTGGTTTATTTGGCACATTGTTAGAGCTTGGATCATAATTCGGGTCGTACATCATATTTGCCATATTGGCAGTATTTTCAATTTGTTTGGCGTGTTCAGGAGTAACAATACTTGATGCAATTTTTTGAACATTATCAACAATCCATTTAAACGCATCTATCATTAACATTAATGGCGTAAGTGCTAATTCAATCCCTTTAGCCACGATTTCACCAAAACTTTTACCTGCTTCTGCCGCTTTATTGAGGCTTTCCGCACTTTCGTTTGCCGGTGCGAAAAAGTCACCAATCCACTTCACCGCCTTTTCAATCCAACCACAAACGACACCAAATAAATCTCCAAGTGGTGTGAATTTTTCAAGCACTGGTGCAAGCCCTTGTTTTAATCCCTCCCAAAATCCACCGAAAAAGGCTTTGACTTTTTCCCAATTATTATACAAGGCGATACCAGCAAGAGATATTGCTGTAATCGCTAATCCAATTGGTGAAAAAATGCCGAGCAATAATTTCAATGGTGAAAATAGAAACTTAATAACTGCCCAAAGTTTAAATATTGCACCTTTCGCTAAATTTATCCAAAAGACTTTAGTTTTAAGCAAAGGGAAAAATTGTCTTAACTTACTTTCTAACTTTATAAATCCAATTTGTAGTAATGTCGGCAAATTTTGAATTTTATTCGGAACTTTAGATACAGTATTTTTAAAAGTTATAAATTTACTTTTTGCATAACTCGTGGTGGTTGAATATTGATATAGAGCTTTATTTGCTAATCTACATTTTTTATGATTATCAAATAATACTTTATTAAATAAGGTTGTGATGCCACTTAAATGCCCGAAACCATAAATTAAACGAGCAACAGGATATAAGGCAAAACTTAATACCATTGCCAAACCGCCGAAAATCGTCAGACCTGAACCTAAAATTGCCGACCATTGCACAAAGGTTGCAATAGCACCTTTATTTTCTCGTGCAAATTCAGCCACCCATTTCACTGCGGCAAAGATTTTCTCACCAAATGCCCAAAGCCCTTGTGAGATCTCCATAATGACAGAACCGAATGCCTCTGCCCATTTTTTTAATTCGCCGTTTTGTTGCATTTTGTCTAGGGTATCTAAAACCCCTTGAATTTTGTCTTTAATCCAATCAAATGCACCTGTTTCCATTACTTGCATTTGAAAGTTTGTCCATACATCGCCTAACTTTGACCAAATGCCTAATAATGTTTTTGATTGCTTTTCAGCAGCACCTTTGTATTTATTATTCCAAATTGCTTGTAACGTACTTTCAATTTGTTTGCGGTTGTTTTTATCAACCTTAGCAACTTGTTGTTTTCCGTCCTTATCTGTATAGGTATATTCAATAAAATTTGTCCCTTTTACAACGGCACCTTTAATACCAAATTCTTTTAAACGTTCATTTTCACCCGTTACTGCGTCAGCAATGGCTTCCACCGCTTGCATTACTGGCTTACCCATCGCAGCGGAGGTATCTGATAAGGTGTGCATTAAGCCGTTAGTTGGATCTAAACCGTAGGCTTTTAATCGTACAAAGGCTTCCATTGCGTCATCTAAATTCGCTGGCGTATCTACGGCAAACTGTTTTACCCATTCAAAACTTTGATTAGCTTTTTCACTTGAGCCTTCAACCGTTTCGAGTATGGTTTTAAACTGCTCAAATTTACCTGCCGTTTGTGTCATTCCTACAACACTTTTTCCCATACCAACCACAGGGGCAAGCAAGATCGCACCACTTACCATTGATCGCTGTCCTAAATTTTGTAGGCTTTCACTGGTATTTCTTAATTTATCGACATTTTGCCGATAATTTTCATTTCGCTGTTTGACTTTATTTAAACGTTCTAATGCTTGCCGTTGTTTATCAATAGCTTGATTAGCTTTATTTATTTTTTCCGCTAGCGATAATTCACTATTAGATAAATCTTTAATATGAATACCGCTTGTTTTTAATTCCTGTTTTAATTTCCGGAAAATTAAAAGTTGTTTGGCTTTTTCAGTGCGAGATTGTTTTAATATATTACTTTCTTTAGTGAGCGTTTTACTTGTAACAGAAATATTCTGAGTTAATTTTTCATATTCCCGTTGCATTTTTGCGATATTACGATCCACTTGCAATGTTTTTTCAGAAAGTCCTCCCCTGAAATTAATTTTTGATAATTTCTCTTTTCTGCCTGAATTTGGATTTTTAAATCAACCTTCTGCTTTTTCATCTTCTCAAGTTTACCTGTCAGATCACCAACTTTATTTGTAGTTTTCTGAATGGTTTCACTCGCTTTTTGAAGATTGGTTTGCATTGTTTTAAATGTGCCGATTTTGCCTTGCACCTTTTCCAACTCACGCACGGCATCTTTACTTGCTTTTAAGGTGGCTGATAGCTTTTCCGCCTGCTTACTTGCATTTTTAAAAGGGGCAGAAAGTTTATCGATCGCACTTAACAACACTTCTAATTTCAAATTGCTCATCATTTTTTCTCTTTTTATTGACAATAGATCCGTTTTCGCTCAATAATTCACAAAAACAAGGGGGCGTTTATGGAACTATTACTTATTCCAATAGCATTAATTTGTTTTGGTGCTTTCTTAGGTTTGGGAATTTCAATCGCTTTAGGAGCGATGACAACTCTAGGAACGATTTTGGTTGCCATACTGAGTTTTTTCTCAAATTTTATTGGATTATCTCTTGCTCTTATTTTGGTATCTCTCTACTTTTTACTACCAACTACTGGCTTTGTTGTTGTATTAGTTGGATTTATCATTTTCTTTATTGTGGCGTGGTTTGCAGCCGATGATGAAGTTGTAAAAGATGATCTCGCTAAAAAAGGCATTAAATATAAAGATAATGAAAAACTCATTGAAAAATATCACTCTAAGGCGGTCTAACCGCCTTTTTTACTGTCCTGCCAACGCCTTAATCACAAAATTTTCAATCATTTCAATATCTTCATCGGTAAAGCCTAACAACTCACGCTGATCGTATTTCACCTTCCAATTTGCACTTCTCACCACTCGACCTTTTAACCCGTACTGGTGAATTTGTGCAATATGTGCGTCACTGCCACTGTAACCCAACTCGATATTATCCCCAGCGGTTCTTAACTTCATAAATAAGAACATTGCATTTTGTTTAATCTTTCCCTTTTGTTTAATCTTTCCCTTGCGTTTCTTACGTTGTACTTTGCGTGGCGTGTACGACGAGCCGTCAGGATTTTGCTGTGCGGTAATACGTCTGCGTTGGCTACGAGCCAATTCACGCCCGATTTGTTGATATAGCAACCGTCGCCGTGGTTTGCTGATATTTTTGAGCAACGCATTAAACGCTGATTTAACTTTGATAATGTCGTCTGTCGCCATTATTCCATCGCTCCCATTCGCTCATACACCTGTTCCCCTTTCACAAAATAGTCAGCCGTTCCAGAGGTTGCCATTCGGTCGGCTGTGGCTCTTCGGCGTGGTGAACTTGGTAATGATCGCCTTCTTGTTTGACAATAACACGCTCGGTCAGTGGGATTTTGATGTAAATATCGTGGGTGGCGTTGTTGTTTGGGTCAATTTCAAAGGTGATACTGTCCTGTTTGTTGGGATTGGTCATCAGCTCCGATTGTTGCAAGCGGATAAATTCCATCACAGGCACAAACAGTAAATCAGGGTGTTCAGGGAAATCTTCCACCACAATTTCTAAGTCGTAGAGATATTGGTAGCTAAGTGATGTCGCCCCTGTCGCCCAGATTTTGCCGTTGGCATAGTAAATCTGTAATTGCTCAGGTTTTTTCGCAAAATAAGGAATGGTTTTGGTGAGCAGGTCACGCAATTTGTCTGGTTTAATCATTTGCGATAGCCTTTTTGTTTGTATTCATAAATTTGTTGGCAATCAATGCAACGGGTGCAACCTTGCACGTTTTGGCGACGGGCTTCGGGAATTGGTTCGTCGCAATCTTCGCAATGGGTCAGGCTACAAGCGGTCGGTTTGTTGCGAAGTTTTGCAAGGGCAAACTCTCTTTCTTTTTCGGCAAGCTCATTGGCTCGGTCAATTTGGTCTTTCATCGCTTTTTCTCGTTGAGTTAAATAGCGATATTGTGAGTAAGTAGCAAAGGTGGGGCGAATGGTTGTGGGTGTGGATTTGGGGGTAACAAAAAAGCGACTAGTGTCGCTTTATTTAACTGACAATATTTCGATAATAGAAAAATTGTTCTGCAATGTGTCGGAAATGTTTCATTATTACACGATGATTTTCTTCTCGTTGAGCTGCAATTTTATGGGCTAATGGTTCAGGTAAAATGGTAATAAGTAAATAATCTGAGCCATCTTCAACATACACAAGACAAGTATCACTCGTTCGGCGTTGCCCTGTTTGCCAATGTTTATCCCAATTTATTTTATCAAGGATATTAATAACGGGAACAAGATGAACGTGTCTTAATCCTGATTGAATAGGGGTATAAAACCCATCTTTGCCAAAATGATAGCTACTATTTTCGCCATTTTGTTTCCAATATTTAAACTGTTCAATAAAGAATTGTTTATCTTCTTCATCGGAAAATGCCATATTGAAGAGTTGCGTATATGCAACATTCATTTAATCAGCACCATTGCTCGCATTAGACTTTCTTCTGTCATTTGCTGTGCATAACGTTCAACATTCGCAAACACTTTATATTCTTGTGGGCTGAGTGCTGGCACTTCACGCAATGGCTTTTGGTGTGTTTCAACCACTGCAAATACTGCATTATGCGGCACTTGCGCCATAGGTTGAGCTTGTAAAATAATCATTGTTTTTCTCCGCTTTGTAAAGGGAATAGTTGGATCCTAACGTTGAATAAGAAAATTGTCAATTTACGACCAAAAGCCTTGATTGGTCGGGACTTTGCGTTCTAACATTTTGATTTGATTGTTTTAATTGCTGTTGTAGTACCAACAGAGCATTTTTTTGAATTTCTTCTTTGGTTTTACCGACAATTCGTGTGCCACCGACTTGTTTTGTGCGATCAACAATTTCACGAATATAAGGTGCATTTTTATTCATATTGCCCCTCCATTACATAGAAAACGTACAATATATTTTGCATTGTCGGCTTTTTATTTTCATCTGTCAATAAAAAGCCCCGACTAGTCGGGGCAATCATTATTCTGTAATACGTTTATTATAACCTTCCACACACGCTTCCCAGCCTTGAATTTCAACCTGACAAAGCTCAATGGTCGTTAAACTTTGGTCGAGAGATTTTGCAAGATCAGCGTTGGTTTTTATCTCGAACTTGGGGCTGTGGCACTGCTTTATTTGGGGGCAAAGGAGCGGAATTGGCTTTACTGTTCGATACTGTATCGCTTCTTTGGTTGAGCAACCGACTAACGCCAGTAGGCACAGGCTGATAACTCCAAGATTGATTGTTTTCCAGTTCAAGTAAGATTTCATTGGTGCGTTTCTCCGCTTGGGTGAGCTTAGTTAAAACTTGTTGATGTAATTTATCCACCTGCTTTTGATACTGCAGAATATGTTGGTTTGCCTGTTCTAGCTGGTTGGCTAGGCTTTGGTTATCCGCTCGCACCAAGGCAATTTCTGCTTGTTTGGCTTTGTTATCCGCCTGCAGTATTTTGCATTCGTAACAGAGAAAGGCATTAATGCAGACAGCAACCAGCAAGGCGATAATCATCGCTTTGCCAAAACTTTTCTCAATCATACCGCTTATAATGCTAAACATAGTGCTTGTTCCTTTTCTCGTCTGATTTCTAAACCACGCAGTTTTTTGCCATTGGCATAGACCCAACGGCTAAACTGTTCACACATTGCAGGGCTGTAACCTTGATTGGCGAGTTTGAACAAGGTCGAATGTCGCATTGTTCCGCAACCTGCATTGAAGGTAATTGATGTCAATGCGTCAAACGCTCCTTGTGGCATTTTTTTGCCGTTGGCGTAGCGGTTTACGCACCGTTCCGCCTCGGCTAAATCTTTTGCCCAGCGGTCAGCAATTTCTTTGTCGCTGTAAATTTTGCGTTCAATCTTACCGCTTGTGGCTTCGGTTGAACCAATGCCGACGGTGAGTACATTCGCAGGGCAAACATAAGGATCTCGTCTGCACCCTTCAGTGTTGCCGATAATGTCTAAGCCTTTTGGACTGGTGCGGATTTCAGGGTGATTAAGCTGTACTAAGCCGATAATCGCACCGATACCGCAGACCATCGCTCCGCCGAATTTAAGATTTTTGTTCATCGTCTAAAATGTCCTTTAAGTTGATTTTGTAACACTCAAGGGCTTTTTCTTTCAGTTTGATTTCTCGGTCTTTGTAGTACCAATTCATCAATAGGGTAAACAAGCCGAATAAAATCCCCATTATTACGCCCCGTCGGCTGCGTGGTTTGCTCGGTTTAGTCGGTGTCGGCTTGGTTTAACTGCTTCTGAAGTTTTTTAACACTGCCTTGCACACCGATGTTTAAATTCAGTTCTAATGCCCGTTCTAAGTAGCTGAGTGCCGTTTCAGGCTGTGTCGTTTCAAGTAGCAAGCCGATTTCACGGTAGAGCCTTGCTCGACTTTCGTCTGGCATATCTTTCTCTTTGGTGAGTTCGTCCACTCGTAACAAGTAGCTCACTTCAAACGGCTTTTGCACCTTCTGGGCTTTTTTCGCAGCGTCAGCAAACTCTTCAGCAAGCATTGAGCAAAGCGAACGACTAAAGCCGTCAGGCAAAATGTTAGGTCTTGATGAATGGCGTAATCGGCAATTTGTAAAGCAAGATGATACTCACCACAATCCACCGACCATACTTGCCACGTCATCAGTACATTGTCCTGTTTGCCGTTGCCCGCACTCAATGCCCCTTCAATCCACGGCAAATAGTGGTGCAGAATGCTTTTTTTATAACTGGCTCGCTGTTCCATTGAGGCAATGGCTTTCAGGTCTTTTTTATGACGGGCCAGCAAATAAAGCATTTTTTCGTATTCGTCGAGGTTTTCTAGTTGAGCTTGCTCAGAAGATTGAGCAAGCTCCGCAGTTACTCGCAAATAGTGGGCTTGAGTTGGTCGCATTAACCGCCTACTCCAGTAGTATCAGGTGAAGCGAGCATACTAATGTTTTTCAACAATGCGACTTGTGCATAATTTTCGACAACGAAATCATCGTTAGAAGAAACGAAATTTTTACCCGTAAAAATGTGGTTGTAATCCACACCGTTGTCTTGTGCTACACCTGCAAGGTAAGTGTTAAATTTGGTCGCTGTTTCTTTTCTCATATTCTGTCCTTTTTAGAAAACACGTTCATTATTTAATTCACCACCCGTAATTTCAGGGCGTGGCGTGTAGCCGTGTGCCGGCTCACTGCCGATAACATCAACACGGCTTTGTAAAGCGGTGAGATCGGAGGATAATTTTTCAAAATCTGCACACAATGCCATTTTTTCCGCTTCGGTTTGTTTTAGCTTATCTTCTAGCTCTGTAAATTTTTCTGCTAAAAGCAACTGTGCCTGTTCGTGTTCAGCAAAACGAGCTTCAACGTCGGCTTTATGTTGGGCTGTGTCAGCTTTTTCTTTACTAAACATCGCTTTCATTTTTTCAAAGAATGACACTGGCTCTTCTGCAAAGGTAAGCGAACATTCCACCGCTTCAGTGGTAAAGATTTCGCCTTGCTGTTCACCATTTTTCGTTGTGAAAGAGAGATATTGGGTGCCTAAGCTTGCTGGCGTGTCAGTCACCGCTAAACCTGTCAAATAGGCTTTGCCTGTTTTGGCAAAATTGGTGCGGACTTCGATTGAGGTGTAAACCTTCTGCTTACTCTTCACTAACTCGACTAATTCATCCGTTGGCTCAATTTGTGCATAAAGCTGTAATTTGCCTTCGTCATTCTCTTCTGCCTTAACGGCTAACACATCACCGTAGCATTTTGAATGGGCAAGTTCAGGGTCGAACCAAAACAAGTGAAAATGTTCAAGGTTGATACGAGCGCCGTAGGTTTTCGGGTCGTACGTTTCGGCAATATCAGAAAGCCACTGGCGTTCGATCTGACGACCGTCCACCGTTGCTCCTTCTGTGGCTACCACAAACCAGTTGGATTTTTTCGGCATAAATGCTTCCTCGAAATGAGAATGTTCAAAATTGCCGATATGGTGATTGGATTTTCAAACAGGTGCAAAGCGTTGCGGTTGTTAAGCAGGATTTAACAAAGGGGACTGTTCTACAAACGCCGTCCGTTTCATAACAATAGCCATATTTTCAACGATGACGCAAAACAATGACGGATATTGCAACAAACCAAGCGGAACAGACCGCTTTAATTAATATGAATACCCACCGTGAAGCACAATTAAAGTATTGGGCTGGCTATTCACTCACGGAAATTGCCAAAATGCTTAACATTCCCGTGTCCACTATCGCCAGCTGGAAAAAACGGGAAAAATGGGACGAAGCACCTTTGTTTGAACGTGTGAGCGGTAATATTGAGAGCCGTTATATGTTGCTGTTACAAAAGGACGTTAAAACAGGGTACGATTTTAAAGAGTTGGATTTTTTAATGCACCGCCGAGAGTAGAAGGCGGTGATTATCGTGTGTTGCATACGGATACTTTTCCTGCTCGGCGGTAATGTACCTCTTGCATTTTGCATTGTGCGAGCTTGCACAAACATCAAGGTCAAATGTTCTGTAGAAGATCAGACTTGATCTGACAAATCATTATAAAAATGAGAGTTTCCCGTTTAGAATATGAGTGTCTAAAATTCAATCTAAACAAAAAAGGAAACTCTCATGTTTTATTACTTACAATCCGCTCATTAAACACAAGACTGGTTTACTCAATTTAGCAGAAGAGCTCGGAAACATTTCTCAAGCTTGTAAAGCGATGGGAATGAGCCGAGATACATTCTATCGCTATCAACAAGCCGTAGAGCAAGGCGGTGTAGAAGCATTACTTAATCAAACTCGTCGGGTACCGAATATCAAAAATCGAGTAGACGAGCACATTGAGCAAGCTGTTGTAAAATTTGCCTTAGATTTTCCGGCTTACTTATCAGCAAACATTTGTTGATACTTATAGCAAGGTTGCTTTTGCAAAGCTCTACACAATAAAAACCGCAATTGCCGCTGCAGATATGCTCAATGATAAAGTCCTACCGTTCTTTGAAGCCCAAGGATTACCGATGTTGCGTATTCTCACCGACCGTGGCAGTGAATATTGTGGCAAAGTGGAAAATCACGATTATGAGCTTTATTTAGCGATAAATGACATAGAGCATACTAAAACGAAAGTGAAGCATCCACAGACGAATGGTATCTGTGAACGTTTCCATAAGACTATCTTACAAGAATTTTACCAAGTCGCATTTAGGAAGAAAATATATACGGATTTAGCGACATTACAAGCTGATTTAGATGAGTGGTTAATGTATTATAATCACCATCGAACACATCAAGGAAAAATGTGCTGTGGCAGAACTCCGATGGCAACATTACTTGATGGAAAAGGGATTTGGGCAGAAAAGAATTTAAGCTCAAATTAATCTGACAGACACGGTAATTTTAAGCGGGGCTGTCAGATTAGGTTTGATCTTCTACAGCTAAAGAAGCAATAACGGCCATCATTGCATAACCAAATGTACCCATTTTGAACTCCTGTTTTTAGATTGAAAGAAATTCTAACATAAAAATAACAAGCTGTTTTTGTTTTTCTACTTTATTACACAAAACATCAATCAGCATTATTTTGATCGTCTGCAAATTTCTTCATTAATTGGCTCATTTGCTGGCAATGTTTTTCAAATTTACGACAATGTGGGCAATACAATAAATGGATTCTTACCCCTATTTTTTCTTTAAGCAATAACGGTCTTTCTTGAGCTTCAGAGACCAATTTCGTCACTTCTTGACATTTCATTTTTTGCCCCCAAAAATAGATTTACTGGATAAACATTGTTGCAATTGTAAGCGTGAACGATACAACAAAGTATGTAGATTGGCTTGACTAATTTCTGCTGTATGGCAAATTTCATTAGCAGAGAGTTCTAAATACTCTCGCATCATAAACACGTGCGCTTGTTTTGCTGGAAGTTTAGTGAGACACAGTTCAAAAATAATCCAAAATTCATCGGAATAAACGGCATTTTCGGGCTGTTGCCATTCTTGTGGATAACACTCCTCTCGCCAATACCCATCTTGATCAAAAAATACATTGCTATCGTTTTCATCATCTCGCAAATCACTTTCAAGAACTAAACGATCTTTTTGACGCAGATAGTCAATAATTTTATTTTTCAAAATAGCAAATACCCAAGTTTTAAATGCGGCATCACGTTTAAAACTATCTAAATTTTTAAGTGCGTTGAGCAATGCTTCTTGCACCATATCTTCTGCTAACTGACTGTCTCGTAGCTGAAGATGAGCAAATTTTAGCATTTGTTCTCTAATTGCTGCCATTTGAGATGAATTAATTTCTTTTAAAATCATAGTGTTATATATTTTTCTAAAAAAATGAAAAATTTTTGTAAGGATTTCCCTCTTACACCGACTAATAAGGTGAAAGGGAAACTTTTCGTAAAAACTAACCTATCTTAACCTTAACAAATCTTTTTACAAGAGGAAAAATTTATGAAAACTTTACTTAAAGTATTAATGACAACTTCTTTAGTTTCTATTGCTACAATCAATACAGCAAATGCAGAAATGATGGATGATTGCAAAAATAAAATGAGAGCAGATTGCCAAACTATGGAAAATATGAAACATTCTGAAATGAAAAAAAATCATATGATGAAGTCTGATGATATGAAAAAGGATGGAATGATGAAGTCTGATGATATGAAAAAGGATGGAATGATGAAGTCTGATGATATGAAAAAGGATGGAATGATGAAATCTGATGATATGAAAAAGGATGGAATGATGAAATCTGATGATATGAAAAAAGATCATATGATGAAATCTGACAAAATGAAAGAAGAAAAGATGTAATTTACCATCTAAAAATAATTCTAATAAATCGAGCAGTAGTATATTTACACACTAATACCTCTACTGCTTATTTCAGAATTAGAGAAAATTCGAAGGAGAATATATGAAATCTCATAAAACCGTATTATTTACCCTTATTATGTCTGCTATATCTAATAATTCTCTAGCAATAAATCATACTAATA